GAAAAATTAAAATCATATCGTGAAGCACAACAGCAATATGCTACCCCTACACAAGAAAGAAACAATATACCTAGTAATAATGAAGGAGCACCAGGGGATACAGTGATTGTTAATCAAGAAGGTTCTAAATCTATATATGTAAAAACACAAGATGAATGGTATAATATTTCACTACGAAGACAATCTGACTCTATAAATATAGCTTCTTCTACTATTACAACAGTTACAGAAACCACTGGTACTCCAGATGTGTCTATATCTTCATCATTAATTGGTAATAAAATAGTTGAATTAGTATTTAATGTTGTTAATGAAAATTCTTTTGTTATTAAAAGAAGAGAAGGTAATGATTTTAATACAGGTTCAAATGAAACAACAATATTAACTTCTGGCTCATCGCCTCATAACGATACAACAACTGCTAATTCTACACAATATACTTATAGATTATCAGCAACTAATGGAGGAGGTACTAACAGTGTAGATACTACAATAACAACATTAGCTGCATCTACTTCATTTAATATTAATTTTATAGACCCACAAGATGGTAGTGCTGATACTGCTTGGTCCGATGGACAGTTAGTAGAATGTGCTGAATTTGAAGAAATAGATGGTACAAGTGGTACTGCTGTAAGTGGATTGACTAAATTTTTAAATAATACAGATTTTACTAATGGTGATATATTGTTTAACAATTCTAATGCAAGTACACCATTTGATGGAGAAGCATTTAATACACAAGCAACAGGTAATAATTTTTTTAGCATGGATGGTACTATAGATAAAATATTTCAAGTAGCTAGCAATGGTGTATTATCGAATGTAATATCTTGTATACCAACAGCACCATCTGTTACATTAACAGTTGTAAGTAGTACACAAATTAATTTAAGTATAACTGGAGATATGAGAGTTGTAAGAAATTTAGAAATACAACGTAAAACAGGCAGTGGCTCTTATTCAACTATTGCTACAATAGCACCATCTGCAAAGGGTAATTTAGCAAATACTAATGTAACTACAACACATAATAATACTAGTTTATCAGCAGGAACAACGTTTACTTATAGAGTAAGAGGAAAAAACAATACACATAATGGTACATACTCAAATGAAGTATCTGCTTCAACAGCTGCAGCAGGAACATCTTGGTCTAATGTACCTACAGATTTTACTCTTACAGGATTAGGATTTAATGGTGGTGATTTTTCAACTGGTAAAACAATTACATTAAGTAATGGTTCAGGAAATACAATTATACAATGCAGTCAAGCAGGTTTAAATGGAGTATTAAAGGTTGCAGCAAGTACATCTTCTACTCCTAGTACTAGCGATACATATAGTACTTCTGTAACTATTGCTAATGCTACAACATATTATTTAAGATTTCAATATTCAAGAATTAAAAGTATTAATGATAACAATGCACAAACAATAACATTTACAAATAATACTGTATCTAATACAGATTTAGATATTACGTGTATAGGTACAGGATAAGGGGATAATTATGGCAAGTAGAGCAGATTTAATTAAAGCACAATTAAAAGGACAAAGTGCTCAAATATATAAAGAAAAACCTGAAGAATTAAAAGGAGATGTATTTACAGATTTAGCAGCAGGAGTTACTGCAGCTGCAGCAGCTAAAGAAGCTATGGAAGGCATTGAAAGTGCTGCTGAAAGATTTGAAACAAAATATTTATCTGGAGATTATGAAGGAGAAGGTTTAATAGATAGAATGCGTACACGTATTGGAGAAGCAGCTTATGGTGAAATGACATCAGAAGAAAAACAAAATCGTTTATTTGATATTAATAAAAAATCAATGACTGATGCTTTAGGAAATATGCCTGGTATAACAAAAATTGATGACAAGTTTTACAACACTATAACAAAAGAAGAAATAGATGCTGATGATTTTTTGTTAAATATGTTTGGTTTATCAGGTACAAATGTAGAAATAGACGAAGAAGGTAATACTAAAAAAACAAATTTTGGACAAGATAAAACACCACCAGGGATGTAATTATGGATACTATATACAATTATTTATTAGAAAAAGGATTTAGTAAAGAAGCAGCAGCAGGTATTATGGGTAATATTGATGTTGAAACTGGAGGTACATATGATTATTTGCAAAAACAAGACGGAGGCAAAGGGGAAGGATTGTTTCAATTTGATTTTATGAAACCTTATTATAAAGATTATTTAAAACGAAACAAATTAGAAGATTCTGCTAATGCTCAGATAGATTATATGTATGATACTATATATGGGAATGAAGCAATGTTTTCTACTAAAGATAAAAAAGCATTACGAGAAGCATTAGAATCTGGTAATGTACAACAAGCAACAAAAGGATTTCAAGATATATTTGAGAATCCAGGAGTACCACACGAGGACAGAAGAATGAAAAGCGCAGAAGATATTTATAAAAAATACAACAAACCAACAGAAGAAACTTCTATGATGGCACCAACTAATATGAAAGAACAGCGTATTATAAATACTAGAAAGATGATATCTAAAGAAGTTGCAAAAGATTTTAACATTTTAAACGTTATGGATGATTTAGGTCAAACATTTCAAATATTTAAAGAGGAGGATGTGTAATGGACCCAGCAACTATTAGTGCAGGAGTACAAGTCTTTAGTGCTATTAGAGGTATATTTGGTAGTAGTAGAAGACGTAGAGAGGCAAGAGCTAAACAAAGAAAATTTAAAAGTTTATTAGGACAACAATACGATGCTTTGCAACGAGCTAGAGTAGCTGAAGCTCAAGAGTTTCAACAATTACGACAATTTCAAGGAGAAGGGTTTGATTTAAGACAGGATAGACAAATAAATCAATTTAACATTCAAAGAGATAGAGCCATGTCTCAAGCAGGTAGAACAGGATTTGCAGGTAGTGGTTCGGCTATGCAAGCGGTAGGCTCGTTAGATGATGCTTTTGCATTACAACAACAAGGATTAGGTTTAGAAAGAAGAACTTCTGCTTTTGATTTACAAATGAGAGAAGCGGCTTCTATAAGAGATTTGCAAGCAACAGCATTTCAAATGGATGCTATGGCTGCAGAACAAAATATTGGTACAAGTTATGGTAAATCGTTATTAGATATGTATGGAGGAATATAAAATGGCAACAAATGAAACGTTAGCAAATTTAGCTACACTACTTAGTGCTTTACAGGAATATAATAGACCTGAAAGAGAAACACAAATGTATGCAAAAAAAGCTATGATAGATATGGTTACACAAGCTAATTTAGCTAAATATCAATATGATTTAGCAAAAGAAGAAAGTGAAGAAGCTAGACAATTACAATTATTTAGAGGTGAATCTTTAGTAGAGTCTGCATTACAAACTGGTAAAGAAGCTGAAGATTTTAGAAAAATTAGTACAAAATTAGATAAATCTTCTGAATTATTAGAAGAAGTAATATTATCAGATAAAGAAGTATATGGTACTGCTGGAATGGCAGGAGGGTTTGCTACAACTAAAAGTCAAGTAGAAAAGGTAAGAGGTGAAAATGTTTTAGATAATTTATATTCATTAAATTCAGAATTACCTAGTATTGTAGAAGGTACAGCTAATCCTGCTGCTAAAACAATTCCAGAATTATTAGCACCATTTCAAGATACATTTGACATGATAGAAGAAAGTAGAACTTTATTAGAACGTTCATTTGAAAATTTATCTGAAAAAGACAAAGCTAGATATAATGAACTATTTAAAGGTGATACTTATATTGCTAGAGTGTATCGTCAATTGGAGGGATAATTGAATCCTAGATTAAATTATTTAAATAATCTGTATCAACAGAATATGATTGATAGGAATGCGTACCTATCTGGTTTGCAAAATGCTTATCGTTTTAGTCCATCATCTTTTTCTGAAGAAGATATAGACTTTATAGAAAAAAGATTGCGTAATGCAGATATATCTTTTAATAGAGATTTAGGCATGTCTGAGCAGTCTATAGGTTCTATTGCTAATCAATTTGTATCTGGTGTTGTAGAAGGATTTACTACATTAGGATGGGCAGAAGAAGCTGATACAACTGCAGAAGGATTAGCTAGTAAGGTAGGACATCTTATTGGTTTGGCACCAGATGTTATTAGTGGTGTATTATCGATGGGTGCAACCTTGCCTGCTACTATAGCTAAACGTACTGCAGGTAAAGCAGCTGGTAAAGCAGTAGCAAAAAGATTGTCACCAGTAGATGATGCTGCTAAATACATAGACAAAAAACTATCTGATACTGCACAATCCATAAAGTTTGGTAAAGAAGGTAAAGAGGTTATGCCTTTTGCTAGACCTAAAGACCCATTAGACCCTAAGAAGTATGGATTCCAATTACGTTCTGTACCTATGCGTGCAGCTGATTTTTTATTAGATAATGCATCTGCTAGTTTAAATAAAACAGGATTAGTTTCTACTGGATTTTTAAGTAGGGGATTATTTAAAAATAAAAAATTTAGAAAAATTGCACATGATTCATTGCATTTAGGTGTAGGACTTGGTGTTAGTGCTTGGAAAGATGGACCTAAAGGTATGGCAGAAGCGGCAATGCATGGAGCTATTGCTGGTGCTGTATTTAGTAGTACAAGTGAATTTATTAATATAGGTAAGTTATTAGCTAATCCAAAAACACAAAAACTTGGAGAACAAGCATTAAGACGTAAAGCTTTAGAAGCTAGAGAAACTGAATCTGTTATGAATTTATTTGCAAGAGGTACTGTAGGTTCTGCTTATACAGGTTTGACTGCAACATTCCAAGGTGCACCATTACCAGACCAAGTGTATGAATATCTACTAGGATTTTTCTTTGGTGCTAGTGGTCGTTCTACAGCAGAAAGAGAAATTAGTAAGTACATTACCAAGAAACCTATGCGTGACCCATTGCAAAGTATAGATGTATATAAAAAAGAATTAACTAGAGGTAATGATTATCAAAAACTTATTACTGAGCATCCATCTGCTAAAGATTATATTAAAAGACATTTAGATGCTATTACTGAACAGCAACGTGCTGAATTACAACAATTAGGTACAAGTATTCAAAGTAAGTTTGTTACAAAAGCAGAAGAAAAAAATTATGATATTTCAAATTTAAGCAAAAAACAACATAAAGAATTATCAAAAGAAATAGCTGGTGAACTTGAAGTAGATAGTGTAAATCAAAAAACAGTTGACCATTATGTAGACCAAGCTGTTAAAGATGCAGACCTTGCAAAAAAAATACGTGAGTCTTTAGGTAGTGAAAACTTTCAAAGCAATATTTTATCTTATGAAGATTTGTTATCTAGATTAACTGAAAAAGATGTTAATGAACACGTGATAACACAAAACGAAATGTTGTCATTGTACAAACAAATAAATAACAAGTATCCATCATTGTCTTATGAAAGATTTTCTGGTGATTTATTAAATACTGCAACTAAATATAATAATAATTTTGAGCAGTTTTCTAGTGCTATTAAACAAACTTACCCTAATGTAAAATTTAGAAACAGATTAAAAACATTTTTTAGAAGAAAAGAAAATTTCATATTACCAGATAGATATATTATAGAAGAAAGCGGTGCATTAAAGAAAGTAGGGTTTAGAGAACAAGATAGAGATACTGATACTAATAGCAATAGCATTATAGATAGATACACAGAAGCTAAAATTAATAAAAGATACGGACCTGATACTATTAGTGTATTAGATTTTGTAGAAGTACGAAATACTCAAACAAATGAAATTCAAAAAGAAAAAGCATTAGAATATTTTATGAATCGTTTTATTGGACCTAATGAACAGGTTAAAAGAGGAGCACAGTTTAAAGATTTAAAAGAAAATATGTTTAAAAATAAAAATAAGTATTTAGCTGGTAGTGCTAAGGATACTGGTAATTTAATATTTAGAGACATATTAACAAAAGATTTTACTAATGAACAATTTATGGCAGTTGCAAAAGTAATGCAAAAAAATGGTTTATTAGGTTCAATAGAAACAAAAACATTAACAAAACAACAATCATTTAAAGTAACCCTAGGTGATAAAACTAGAGACATTATTGATGTAGAAATGATTAATAATGCATTATATGATATGATGAATAATGGTATTATTACACAAAGTCCTAGAACTTTAACACCTGAGCAATTACGAACAGCTACCGAAACATTAAATACCAAATTAGATTCTGGTGAAATATTAAACTCACCAATTAAAAGAAATAAATATAGAGGTCTTGATGGGTATGGTAAAGATATACCTTTAAATAATGAAAGGTTTGCTAAGTTTACTACAGATGGTACTATAAAAGTTTTTAGATTGAAAGATAGAAAAGAAGGTAGATATGACTTAGAAACAGCAGAAGATGGTAGTGTTTATGTACCTGATTCTTTTTTCAAAGCTGTTAAAGATTATATAGGTGCAGAAAAAACTGAAGGAATGTTAAAACCTTTATTTAATATTTCTGCAAAAGATGGTAAAGGTCAAATTATAGGTAAAGCGTTAATACATAGTGCAAAAACACATAGTAAAGAATTAAATGATTTTCTTGAAGCTAATAAAGCAATAGCTGGTAGAGGTACAGCTTGGAAATTAAATGGTGGTTTAAAAGAATATTCTGTAGCTGAATTATTAAAAGCTACTACACCTGATAGCGGAAGAATGTTTCCTAATGAATTGGGTATAAATCCTGATGTAAGAGAGTCTGTAAACAAAAATCAAAATGTAAAACTATACAAACAATTTAGTGATAAGAATACTAGTATGTTATTTTCTGAACAATTCTTTAAAGACTTTGGTGCTATAAAAGAAGCTAATAGATTAGGAGACCCAGAGATTACAAAGAAGTTTGTAGATAGTATAGGCAAGGAAAAAGTATTTACAGAGTTTCAGTTAGACCAGATAGGAACAGATGTGATATTTGAAACATTATCTACTAATTTAAATACACCACAAGCTAGACAATTACTAAAAAAGTTTATTGAACTTAAGACTGGAGAGAATCAGTTAAATTATACATTACTCGATGCTAATAGTACAGCTGATGCATTAACTGAATACTACAGAACAAATCAAGTATTAGATAGTATTAAAAATAATGACTATTCTATATCTTATATAACACAAAATAGTATAAGAAATTATTTATATAAAGCACTTGGCGATTATGTAGTATCAAGAGATGTGAAAATAAATGTAAAACATGGATTTGATTCTACTATGTATCCATATACAAGAGCATTGGAACGTCAGTTTCAATTAAAAGATAATGAATTTTTATTAGGAGACTTACGTAAGAATGACCCTGTGACAGTAGAGTTTAAAAACGGTGCATCAACCATGCGTTTACAAGATGCTTTAAACGAGTTTCAAAAGTCTCCTAAAGGTTCTGCAAATTACGAAATATTAAAAGATGCTTTAACTTACGCTATAGTAAGAATACCAAATGCAAGTACATATAGTATTAGAATCATGCAATTAAAAGGATTTGCTAAAGATGCAGGTTATGGTATGATTAATAATACATTTACTGATTATATGTTAGGTGGTGCAGATAAAGACGCAGACAAAGTTACTGGATATCAGTCGTTACCATCTTCTATGAAAAAACAATTAGGTAGAAAAGAAATACAATATGGATTCAATGTAGATAAAGACCCTAATAAAAATATATTACCATTAAAACAAAAGGAAGTAGCTGATTATTTCTTTGGTGCTAATACTGAAAATCCTAATAAACAAGGAGTTAATTTAGCTACATATCAAGACCTTACTACAAAAGCAGGATTGTATAATACTGGAGTAAGAATGATATTAGGAGAGTCTGCTTATATTGGCAAAAGAGATATGGGTAAGATTGTTAATGGTGGTGTTCAAATGAATATGATGTTTGACATTATGAAACAAAATGGTGGTAAAATTGATTTAGATAAAAATGTAACATTTGAGATTAAACCAGATAAAGAAATTATGCAATTAGTAAAAGAATTAGGTTTGCAAAAAGAAGTAAAAACACCATATGATTTTTTACAATTAGTAAATAGTGTAGGTTTAAATGTTGCAGCAGATAGTGCTACATTTGGTAATATAAGTAATGCAGGTGCTTCATTAACTAGAATGTTTAATGCATTTTTTAACATAAAAAAAGATGGAAAAGATGTTCCAGCTAATGCAAAATTTAGAAAGTATTATGATTTGTTTAAAACAGAATATGAATACTTTGATAGTATGACTGGATTAGATGTTACAACTTCTACAAAATATGGTACAAATGCTATGCTAGCTATGAGAGAATGGTCTAGGGCATTGGAAGGTAAAACTCCTATAAATGAATTGCAGCAACAAGCTGAAACATTTTTAAAATATTGGGATGTATCAAATGAAGGTACAAACCCTAAAAATTATTTAGTAGAAAATGCACGTATATTATCTTCATTACCTAAAGTTGAATGGAATAGTATGAGTTTATTTAATTATGTAAACCCTGATAATGTAGCTGTATATTTAGAGAGAACTACTAAAGCATTGCAAGGCAGTAGCATATTAAGAGAACTAGGTGTTATAGATTATTATAGAAAACCATTAACAGAAAAAGAATTAGAATTAATTAGAAAAAGTGATTATAGATTATATGAAAAAGTAAGAGAAACTGTAGGTAATGATTTGTTTATTCGTAGTGCAGACCGAATGCTTACTGTACTAGAAGCTAGTGGTATGACAAGGGAACAATCAATTAATTTAGTACAAAAAATTGTATCTACTACATATACTATTAAACAAGCAGATTATTTATCTAAAGTAAAAATATCAGAAAAAGATAAATTAAAAACTGATTTTGATACTGTAGATAATATTAAAACAGATATTCCAAATACGTTTGATATGACTACTTATATGCTCCATCACAAAAGAACTATACTTAATCTTGTTAGAGATATGCAAGTAGACAAACAGTTAAAACGTGGTATGGTAGATATAATAGATGAGGTAATAGATTTTTCATATTTATCTGCTCCAATTTTAACACCAGAATTAAATAAAATACAAAGTAAATTATCTCAACGATTATTAGATACATACAAAGAAATGGAATCGTTAGCAGAAAGTGTAGGTGCTGACAGAGACCACCCACAATTTGCTGATTTACAACGTACAATAAATAGAGTACATGGTATATCTTCACAATTAGTTGGTAGCTATCAAAAACTACATCAAAATCCTACAATAAGTCCAAGAAGTTTGAAGAAATATAATAATGCTATAGATAGTATTTTAGCACAATCACAAGAAAAAATTAAAGCAGACAGACAACCAGAACAATTAAAAACTGCAGAAGAAATACGTATTGTAGCAGAAGAACAACGTCAAGAAATTGATAGATTAAATGATATAAAAGTAGAAGTACATAAAAAAGTATTAGGTTTAGAGTCTATGAATGACTTATTAAAAAGTGATAAAATATCTGATTATGGTAAAGAACAGATAAGAAGATATCAAAAATTTTATGAAGAGAACCCTGGTGTTGGACCATACTTAGATTTAATATTTGAAACAGTATCAGGTGGATTAAATGTAGATGTAAAAGTAGGTAAACCATTTGCAGAGGCAACAGCTAGAGATTTAGATTTGTTTATGACATATATGGAACGTAAAGCTACTCCTGGTTTATTAACAAGACTTATGTATACAAAAAATATGAAACCTTCTAAGTTAGCACAATTATTTTTTCCTGAAAGTTTAGAAGCTGCAGAAATGATTAAAGTAATGAAAGGTAAATCTACTGATGCATTAAAGAATGGTGTAAGATTTCCATTGGTAGATAAAGATAAACAAATAATTTTAAAAGAAGGTATGATACCAACTACATTATTATCGTATAATACTGATGTAATTTATGGATTCCATCAAATAAATAACGGTGCTAAAGAATTTGTAAAAAAAGAAATAGAAGAAAAATTTGATTTTTTAGAAATAGAGAATGGTTTAATTGGTACTAGATTTGATATTATTTTTGAATATACTATGGCATCAAGAGAATATAATAATGGTAATTTTTATAGTAAAACTATAGACGCATTAGAAAAAAGTGCTATTACTGAAAACTATAATAGATACAAAGCCGAGTTTGATGTTCTTGTTAAAGAAGGTAAAACATATCAAATAACAGATGCAGACGCAACTAAAGGACAAAAGAAAAAAGCTACTGTCACTGAGTTATCTGAATTAATTAATACAAGATATACAGATATTATGACAAATATATATGACAACGTTATCAAAAGTCATTATCCTGCATTAAGAAAAAAACTTATAGGATTAGGTAAATCAGTAGACCAAATAGAAAGAATAATACCAAAAAATGCTACAGACATTGAAAGGTCTATGTTAGAATTAGATAAACTATTTTTAGATAAAAATGGATTGTTATCTGACTATACAAAGATTAATGCAATGTTTGCAGGTGTAAGAAGTAAATCTAAAGATGACTTTTTAGAATTTAGTAGAGAGCTGCCATCGCAATTTGATGCTCAGTATATTGATTATTATAAAATGTTAAATAATGTTTTGCAAATTAAATATCCTAAAATAGATTTTACAAAACCTTTAGAGGTTGGTAAAAATGGTATGACTAAAAAATTATTTGATAACATTATGCGTGATGTAAAAGATATTAAATCTCAATACAAACCAGATAAATATATTGCAATAGGTAGATTTATTAACTTAGATAGTGGTAGAGTAGAAAACTATGTACCTCACACAGACCCATTTGGTACTGAAGCAAACAGAAAAAGAAACACAGAATTTATAAACAAACAAATAGAAGTAGAAAAAAAACGTATAGGTAAAGACCCTACTAAACTTCATCCTCAGTCTCAATTTAAATTACAAAATGCTAAAGATGCATTGTATAAAAACTTTGAAGGTGCATTAGAACATCATATAGCTATTACTATTGGTCAAAAATACGACTTTTACAATTTAAAAGGTATTAACCTTAGTATGGATTTAGCTGAACAATCTGCTATGGACTTATTAAATAGAAGACCAATGCAATTTATGAGAACTCAATATTCAAATATGCAAAAACGTGGTAGTAATCCATTACCAGGGTATGACCTTACATTTAATCATTTACAACGTTATGCTGATGGTATGTATAGAAGTTGGTTTAATACATTGGCTAGTATTAATGTTGGTAATAATATAGAACGATTTGAAAAGTTAAAACCATTCGGTACAAAAGATGAAGACATTGAAGTAATGGAAAGTTGGGCAGCATTTTATCGTGACGTAGCAGTAAATCAAATGGGTATGCCTAGTTTACGTAATTATTCAGTACATGGTATTAGACAAAAAGAATTAAAATTATTACAAGATTACATAGATAGCGGTGGTAATATGAATTTATATGGTTCACAAAAAAGATTTATTGATTCAGTGTCTGCACAACAAGGATTAGATGTATTACAAAAAATAGAAGTAAAACGTTCTGGTAAAAAAGGTGCATCTAAACGTGTAATGGAAAAAGAATTACTATTAAAAAATCTCAAAAAGTTAGCACAGCAAAAAAATGTAAATAAAATAAATAGGTTTGGAAGCTTTACAGATTTATATAGTGATGAAGCATTTGTAGGATTTGTAGAAAAAATGAATGATACTTTTGGTGGTAATTGGTTAGACAATGCGCCTACAACAGGTAAAGCTAGACAAATGTATATTGCACGTAAAGCACAACAATTAAGTAATCTAGAAGGTAAATTTGAAATGATGTCATTGTTATTCCACCCAAGAACATTTTTAGGTAATATTTATGGTGGTTCTAAAAATTTATTAACAGATGTTAGTTGGAGTACAGTACGTAAAGCTACTAATGAAAAATATATGGTAGATAATATATTTAGAATTGGTGCTAATAAATTTATTCAATATGAAATTACTAATGCAGATGGTACTAAAAGTGTTAAAACTATTAAAACATTAAAAGATTGGTATGAATGGCAAACTCGTACAGGTATTTTTGAAGATATTTTTTCACAACAAAATGGATATGATTCTAAACTATTACAAGTTGGTAGTAAAAGAGCTATAAGTGAGTTTATAAAAAGAATGTTAAGTAATCCAGACTATGTAAGTATGTCTGATATAGATGCAAGAAGATATCAAGAAAGTACCTGGAGAGATATTGTAAATGAATTTAAACTGTCACAAAGAGCTGCCAATGCAGGTTCATTTTTTATGAGACAATCTGAAATGATATTACGTGGTACTTCTTGGACTTCTGGATATTTAAAAGGTAGAGAACTACTTGGAGAAGCAGCTGCTGATTTACCATTCAATCATCCTATATTAATTGATTTTGCTAATAAAACAGTAAAAGCATCTCAGTTTATATATCATGCAAGTGAAAGACCAAACTTTGCAAATACAGCTATTGGTCGTATTATGACAAGATTCCATCCTTTTGGTTGGAATAGTATCAGAAGAACTATAGATGTATATAAGGGTGGAGCATATGAACGTTGGAAAGGTGGAATGGGTACTGAAAGAGCACAAAAGCAATTAACTGCTGATTTATTTGCATTAGCCCTTGGTAGTATTTTTGTTAGTTCAATATTTGAATATGCTTTAGCACCACCATATAACTGGTTACAAGATACTGCATCATTATTGTTTGGTGATGATGAAGCAAGAGATAGAGCTTTTTATAGTCCTTATCCACATCCAATACTAGCACCACTAACTATTGTTACGCCACCTATTAGTAGATTTATATTACCACCAATAACATCATTATTAGAAAATGATTTTGAAAACTTTTGGAAATATCAATTTAGTACATACTTACCATTTGGTAGAGCATTGCGTGATACATATAGAACTATACAATCTCCAGCTATGATTGTAGAATTTAGTACAGGAATACCCTTACATCAGTTTCATACAATGTCTAGAGATTATTTCTTCAACAAAGACGAAGAATTAGAAGAAGATAACGATTAATATAGGTTTTACCCTCTAATTCAAACGATATAGGACTATCTTTTATTAGACGATAGTTAGTATTAAAAAAATATTTTATCGCCATATAGCCCTATTCTCGTTATCTTTTTTTCTTCAACTTGTCATTTTCTTTAGATAAATCAGATAAAATACGTTTTAATGGAAATTTATCAGTAAATATGTAATTATTTTTATTTAACTCATATTCTTTCGTTAAACTCCATGCTTTATCTTCATTCATTATAGTACACAAAGTATATTATCTTGACTCATAAACAAAACTTCTTTTCTATCTATGTCTTGTACAACGAATCCTGGACCAAATAATACTTTGTCTCCTATTTCTACTTCATCAGCATCTTTACCTTTTGCAGTAACTACACCAACATTTTCTTTTATGACTTCATCGGTTGTAAGTATAATACCAGCTTCTGTTTTATTATCTCTAGATTGCTGTTTAATTACAACTTCATCTCTTAAAGGTTTCATATTGTTCTCCTAGTTTTATTGGCCTACGTGTATCTATCATTAATATATGAGCCTAACCAATTAGATTTTCGATAGCTACATATAGCAACTAGTAAGGGTGAACAGGGTTTAATACCTGCAACAGTCCTTTTAACTGCTATTATGTAGGCCAATAATTATTATTCTTCAAATAGTTTATGTATCTTTTCTAACATTGTCTTAATTATTTTCTGTTCACCTGGTGATACCCATGGTGCTTTCTTAAAATTAAGTAATGCAGACCTTAATATTAAAAGTTCTTCTTTATTAAATTTAGTCATCGCAACTCTCACAACTTCCAGTTCTAGATTGCATATCTTCTAAACCTCTTAATATTTCTTTATCTCTTAAATCTTCAGTAAATGGATTCTCTAATTTACGTAATACATTTCTAATCATATCTGTATCAACATCTAATTGTACATTTCTATATCTATGTTTTATTGTAATTACATTAGCCAAAGCTTTTAAAACCATTTCTACTTCTTCTTTACTTAGATTTACTTTTGCCATTTTTTATCTCCTTCATCATCTTTATCCATTTTTCAAGAGGCATTATAATTAACGCTTCTTTTCTATCCATCCTTGTTACCACCGCATCTACATCATCGCCATGATAATCTGGATATAGCCATTGTGCTATCTTCTTTTTTCTTTTTGCTTGTATGGTCCAATCCTCAACAAGACAATCAACAACTTCACTAAACCCTAGTGACCTACCATCAGAGGCATAGGCCCTCTTTGCAGAGAGCCCTTCCTCTTTAGCTGCGTTAACAATCTCACGTTCTAGGTTGTTACCACGTATTTTATTTCTGTGTGCCATTCCATAACCTTATTGTAAAGTTCAACTCTATTGGTCCTAAAGCAAATATAATACCAAAGTGTTGTCCTCCCAAGTCTTGAAATGATACACCAATTTGAAATAGATATAGCAACGTTAGTCGTTGCTCAATAATATGTGAATCATTTATAGTATCTATTCTTATCATTATTGACTCCAATCAACTTGTCTAAAGGTCATCGTTTCATAATCAAAGAGTGCTGTCATTTCAAACTTGCCATCATCTCTTGATTTTTCACTAGTTATTACTCTAGCTTTTTCATCACGATTACCTTTAACCATAATTACTTTATCTGCTTTCTGTACAACATTAGTACTACCTTTCAATGAATGTAATGCTATTGTATTACCTGCTGCAGATATCTTGTTAACGTGATGCACAGCAACAATAATTATATTATGCTTCTGTGCCATTTCTTTTAATGCACCTATAATAGTATTCTGTCTTTGTATTTCAGACTCTACTCTATCAACGTGTACTTCGTCAGTAGTATCTACCACAAGAATATTAGGTTCATGTGTAGCTATTACTTTCTTGATAGCTTCTATTTCTGGTGCTATAGTCATGACTTGTATATGACCTAACTCCTCTTCAAAGTTTGGATTAGGATTCTTATTAAACATATCTAAAACCCATCCTTCTGTTTTCTTGTATGCTATTTGTATAAACCTTCTAAACGTCAAGAACTCATTCATTTCTAATGATAGAAACAATGTTTTCTTTTGAGCAAACGTTACAACATTCTGTACAAATGCAGACTTACCCATACCAGTATCACCAGAAAACACTACTAGTTCTCCAGGTTTAATAATATAGTCTTGGCAGTTAAATATATCAGCCATGTTAATTGACATCTTGGTAATATCATTTTGAAGATATTCTGCTAAAGATGCTGTCAATTCATTAACATCTTTAATATCTAATGTATAATCTTTTCTTTTGAAGTGTATACATTTAGGGTCGCAATATTCTGACATAATGACATCATTGCAACCATACTGATAATTACCATCATAAACATTACTTACTGTTCTTATTATTTCTTCATCATCCATAGTACCTGCAGACCATTGCAGCATACCATTCAAAGCAACTACATAAGGAACTCCTGCTCTTTTATAAGTACTGGACATTCTCATCATTTTCATATTACGTTGTCCTTCAATAGGACCTTCATTGAAAGCGTGTTGCATACAAGTAACAATAGATGTTGTATCTTTGCTTTTGTATCCACCACTACTTACTGCTTGAGATGTAGAAACAATTAGATGTTGTAAGTAAGGTTCTACTTCTTTATCAACATTTAATGTGTCGTACCAACCATCTTCTTTCCAGTGTTTGTATGATTTATAATCTGTTGCCATGTGTTTAACATCATCATATTTTAGATTCCAAACAAGACTGTAAGGTATAAATACTTTATACAATCCAGACTTTTTGTTTAAACTCCATGGTGCTCTAATAATGCGTGTTTTATCAAATATACTATCTGCAAATGATAAATGTTCTTTCATAGTAAGTTTTACTTTTTCGTGTAATAACCTACTAGGTTGAAAGCCAAATACATTTAATAGTTCTACATGATATCCATTACCACTAAACCATACATTCACGTGAGATTTATCAATGCCTAAGTCTTCTATTTCTTTTAAGCATTGTAACAAGTAAGGTTGAAATTGGTCATCAACAATATTACCTTTGTCAATATCCAATATTATAGAATCTAAATAGGTAAGACCATCGAATCCTTTAACAGTTCTATGTACATCTACGTGTTGTTTTAGTGTTTCGTCAAAGGAATAATATGATTTATACATTTCACCATTCCACGCATTGTCTTTTACTAACTGATTAAATTCATCGATGGTACCTATACGATTTCTATTTGAGACACTACCATTGATAATTTCAATTATAGTCTCTTTATTTTCCATCCTTTTACCTTTGTTGTTGGGATGATAGTTTCTTCTAATTCTAGACCCAGACGCATTAAAGTGTTACCTTCACGAATCTTTCTAAATGCTCTAGAATATGTACTTGGGGTATGTACTTTTTGATGAGCCAACCTTCCATACACTGGTACTTCTGCCTCCAAATCATAGGAAGCAAACCAAGGGTCTGAAGAGTTAGCTCTACCATCAATCCATCTTAATATTATACCTTCTGCAGTCATTAGAAAGGAAGGTCATCAACAGTTTCTTTTGCCTCAACAGGTTCTCTGTTACCAAGCATTTCTTCAACCATTGTTTCTTGTGGTTTCTGATAGTTCTTAGGATAACCTTTTGCTATCTGAGCCATAAATTTCTTTTCTAACTCAGCAGTATCATTAGGTGAAGATACTACTCCCCAAGTAGCTCTTTTATATTTTCCTGTTGCTGCATAGTTTATACAAGCAACTTCACCATCAATTAGTGTATCAACATTTACTTCGCCTACATCAGATACGTTTATATCTTTGTTAGCTGCAAGATAAAGTGTATTTAAGTCATCTGGAAATGCCATACCAGTTACAACACCATTCACATCTTTTTCAAAGTTCTGATTGATAAATGTAGTATAGTTATATCCATTGTCTTTATCTTCTAGTTTTAGTCTTACACTACAATCATTGTATTGAGAATCAATTTGTTCTGCTTCTACAATACGACATTGATTGACAAACCAATTTTTATTAGAAGTGTTGGTTTTCACTTTTGTTCCAGTAATAGCCATTTACTTAGCTCCTTCTGTTTTCGTTAACGATTCAAAGTACTCTGTACTCTGACTTACTTTAAGTTTTGTATCAAAGAATCCTGCTTGACGTTTTTGTTTATAACGTAAGTAATCATCTTCTGGAAGTTTCTTAGCATCATTAGCTAACCTTGCTGCCTTGTCCATCGCCTCTAATGATTTGATAGTAGGATTAATTTGCTTTTGTTTTGCTTTTGCATTTTCTACTTCTTCTTTACTTGCTATTGCAAAGTCACCACCAAATCCTGCAAATGCTAATGCACGACCTACTGCTGATGTTTCACAATTTTCTAGTGCTGATGTTTTGTTTACAAATCCTGTATTATCACGTTCAGCTGCTAAACCCATGTAATACCATTCTGGTTGTTGCATAGGATTTGGTCTAACTATTGCTTGTACAACATATTCATTACAGGTTTCTCCTGTAGGTGTATCAATAACTTGATTTACACTAATTAGTTTTGATTCAATAGTTGATTCTGGAAACTCATCTGCGAATGCGATAAGTCTATCTTTTACTTCGGTATAATCTTTACCTTTAAATTTCATATAATATCTCCTTATTATATATTTATTATTATTTAGATTAGGAAGTTAAATATAATTACTCCCTAATCCAAATACTTTATCTATTAAAATGGTTTATCTACTGTATATATAGGCATACCAAGGGGTGTGTCATATAGATATTTTAAATCCCAACCTCTTATCATAGTATTTTCTCTCCATGTACAATAAACATAATATGACCATTCATCTATTAATTTAGGTTCAAGATAATATTTTCGTTGTTCTTCTATCTCAAACCCTTCTATTCTTTTCATTACAAACTGTTTTGCAAGTAATTGTAATTCATCTTTTCTATATCGTTTCTTAATCATATATCAACTCCATATATTTAATTGTTTGATAACAAGTGTTAAACAATATATTACCCATCATATGTGCATGATATCTTTGGTCTTCATCTTGTGCTTTACTTATTAGATTTAGTGCGATAGAAGACAAATACACAATAGCATCACATAATTCTTCGTATGCTTCTTGTGTAAATATTCTACCATCTGAATCTTCTATTGGTACTTGCATACCATACTTTTCAGCACCAATATCCATTCGTTTACCAATATCATCCATCAGATACAATGAATACTTTCTACTTTGTGGTACTATATTTTCAGCATCAAGCTGCTCACGTACCATTTTCAAAGTATTCTGTATATTAGTTATTATTCTTGCATTATTTTCCATCAGATTCTCCTAGTCCTTTTGCTCGTATCTCTTGTAGATATTCCATATATTTTTGTAACTTAATATTATAGTCGAAACTTAATTCATCTATAATATCTTTCAATACATCTATTTGTGCTAGTTCACCTAATTCATTGTATGACTTAGTAAAAACAATATCTGTAGCGACATCATCAGCATGATATATTGTCGCACATATTTTATCATTTTTATCATTATATTCTCTTTTCATTCTGTATTTACTCATAACTCAGCTCCATCAGTTTCTCTTTCAGGAAACTCCATATGCTTTGTTCTTAAATGGTCATTACGTTCGTGATTTAAGTTTGATATATTATCCTCAACTTCATCTAATGCTTGTTTAAATTCTTCTAATATACCATCATAATCTAAACTATAACCTGTTTCCTCATCAAAGCTATAGTAAACATTAACAGTAATTACAGGTGAATTTGAACCTGTATTCCATTCTACTTGTATGTCATCCATTACATTCTACTCCCATCCATTATTTCGTCATATTTATCTTTATTGCCTCCGCATTCTTCAGCAATCTTTTCTTTAAATTCAAAGTATGTTATTGGTTTTACTTCATCTTCACATGTATCACACCAATAATTACTATTGTCCATAAAATCTACTAATGTTTCTGTGTTAATATCAACCCAGGCACCTTGAGATACTTCTTCTGAACCACAATAATCACATACCCACATATCATCCATGTTTTTTTGTACTTGACTCACTTGCACTCCTATCAAATTGTTCTATCCAACTTTTTTGTTTTCTTGTTCTTTTAGGATAACCTGTAAACCAATACCAATGACCAAAACGTTTATAAAACTCTTTATTAGTTTCTTCACGCCATTTTTTAGTATGTTTTACCTTTGTTTCTATGAAGAACTTTGGTTCTCCATCTATTACTTTCCAAGGCATATGCCCTCCTTATTGTTTATCATCCCCTAGCTGTGTTTACCATCTAGATTTATACCCCACACACCATTGAGAATGGTTAGTCGTTGCGAACCTAGCAACAGTTTTTTATCTCGGTGCTCTGTGAGGTACCAGGCCATCACTAGGGGACAATATTTTTGGCTGTATCCTGGAGAACTGGACCATTTAACTCACCACTCGGGGAGCACCAATTATTAAATTACCAACTACATTCGTAGATAACTCTTTCGCCATCTGCTAATGCTTCTCTTGCAAATTCTACAAATTCTAAATCTTTGTCTTTGTAGTCTTTTGCTGCTTCCTCTTGAAACTCGTGACCCCAGAAGAATCCACCGTCACAAAAGTATCTGCAATATCCATTGTTTATAGCTTCTTCTAATCTGTCAATGTCATCTTCTAATAGTTCTATTTTATTCCAAGATATAGGGTTCCAAACAACATCTGCATCTTCTCCATCGTGCATCTTACTTTGTTCCCATTTAGATTGAAGTTTATTTCTTTCCATATGAAGGGTGTTCATAAACTCCTGTAGTCTAGCGTGTTTACGCCATTCAAATGGACCTGCCATCTGATATTTCTCTTCTTTCTTTTCACCTTGTGGTGTTGTGTATTCGTACACTTTTTCACGCATTGTACCTGCGTATTGGTCTAAACCCATATCATTTCTCCTTATTATAGTTCTGCTTCATAATAGCAAGAACCTTGTTCTTTTATACAATCAACTATTTGTTTGCCTAATCTTAATCTTGCATACCATACAAGTAATTCTTTAAGTTTATCTTCACTTATATTTAATGCTTTTGCAAGTTCTTCATGCGTATATGAATCGTGTTTAGCAAAAAATTTATCTATTTCTTTTTTATATTTACCTAATGTATCTAAACATTCTTCAACACCTTCTTCTGCTGTTTCTAAGTCATCAGAATAATATTGAATATGATTTTGTTGCTCACGCATACCAAAATATTCACCATCATCAGACGATTGAACTGCAAACCAAAACTTACCTTCTATATCTCCGTGATAATATCTTCCCATTTATTTCTCCTTATTGTTATAATAAGGGCAAACGCTTAAAACCCGTAGGCGCATTTGACCAGCTCCGCAGGTATTACTATATATATGCCTGTCCTTATATGCCCTTATTATTATTAATATTATTCAGAACTGAGGTAACTCAGAATACCAATGCATTGTAGGCTAGAATATTTCGTTATTGTTACCTCTATTCTGATTTATTCAGAACTGAAATGGCTTGAGGCATTATCCACGTCACACTTAAGAGGGGATAAAGTATTCAATTAGCACAATTTTATTCCACTAAAGGGCTCACATTTAAGTTACTTTTCCTGTAACACCATTTCTATTCTGATTTAACTGCAACTATTGTCGTCTTACGTTATCAATTAGTCTTGAAGTTCTCCTGTATCAGGGTCTACTTCTTTCATACCATTTTCAGTTTGTTCTAAACTATCTATGATACTAATGTTTTGATTAGCAAGTCTAACTAACATAAACTTTCTAATTTCTGATATATGCATATCAGCATTCTGTGCTTCAACTAAAGCAAGTTTATCGTGAAGGAACTCTTCAATGTCATCCCATTCAAGATTCTTACCTGTGTCATACATATAGTTTACTAACTTGTCATCACCTGGATGTACAGTTTTGTACCATTCAATAGAGTCTTCATTCAAAGTAAATGTTTCACTTTCAATTTCATACTCTATATCTTCAAGCACTACTTGTTCTAGTTCATTTCTAAATGGTTGTGCATCATCAAATTCAGGGTCTCCACCTTCGACTAATACTTCATTTAGATTTACACAATTTGCATATGTATCATATATTTCGTGTTCTTGTTCGTAATAACTAACACGATAATCTGCATTTGCTGGTACTTCACCATATTCATACAGATTTTTTGCTGTTGATTTTGCCATTTTATCATAGCAAACACTTAGACCATTGTAAATATCAATAGCACTTAATGTTTGTGTATTGATATCTATGACATTCATTATCTTCCAATAGTTAAAGAACATTGTAGATAATGAATCAATACTTGGTGCTTGTTTATCATTATCACCAAGTCTGCTATATAAGAACCACATAGTTCTATCTATCATTTTACTCTCCTTTTTATTATTATTAATCTAATAGCGTCATATACGCTTTTGCATTATTATCTCTAAACCAATCTAAGCCTTGTCTTACAATCTTTTGTAATCCAGGACTTGTCATATACATTGGCATCATTTGAGCACCCATAATCATTGAGTACACACTTTCTTCCACTGGTGTTAACCTGTATGTTTCTCCACTAAATGGATTTTGTACTGTTAACAACTCGTGTCCTTCTTCAAGGAATGTTGCCTCTTCCATTTCATAAGGAAATTTAGTATACTTTTCTTTGCTTGTAACTTCTTTTCCTGTTCCATCAATGTATGTTATATTATCTTTTTTCATTATTCATTTCCTTCCATTCTTCTATCCATTCTTTAACAATATCTATTTCTTCATTGAACTCGCCTTGCATCATTATCTCGTCAAGTGTTCCATCTTCGTTTAGATATTGTTCTACTTTGTATATGCTTTGTAACCAAAACCATCCTGCATATGATTGTGCGTCTTCAAGTTTTTTATCTAAGAACCTTACAAGTTCTTTACTACCCGCACCAAATAGTCCTACTTTCTTTTTTGTTTCAAGTGTTGTACTCATCTGTAACTTTCCTTTTCATCATTATATTTATCTGCATAGTACTCGGCTTCTCTTGCCCATCTTTCTTTTACTTTTTCTACTCGCATACGAAATAGTTCGTCATTATCTTCATCATAATACACTAACCAAATCGTATCTCTATCTATTACTTCTTTTGAGGTAACTGAACACTTATGTAATTCTTTAATGTTCATATTACCATAAAGTTCCTGTTTATCCATATTATTTTTCCTTATAGTTAAAGTGTGCTGGCAAGGGAAAGGAAGTTTAGTATTTGCCTATAATCCCTAAAACAAATACCCATGAAAAAAAACAAACCTTGCCAACACTGTAAACGATATACTTCCTTTTTTAGTTAACCCAACTTGGGGTCCATTGCATATCAAATGTAATTGTAACTGTGCTATCTTCTTCTACTACTTCATCAAGTATTTTGATAACTTCGTCACGCATACTTTCTATGCTTTTTCTCTCTGATTCTTGTTCTGCCTCTTTTACATATGATTTATGTAAACTATCAGATACTGCTAATTCTTCTTCAGAGAGTTCTGGTAACACTGGACCATATTGTTCTAAGTCTTTGTTTGTTACCTTTTCTGGTGTATATTCTGATTGTGACATACTACTTGTTGCTGGTCTGTAAGTATCTACAACCCAACCTAAATAAAATAATACACTCAATCCTAATAACACTATGATTAATGCTAATCTATCTTTATTCATATTGTTCTCCATTTTTTTGTGTGTAAATATACGAAATAATAAGACAAATAGGTAGGCATATCTACCATTATGTAAGCGTTCTCGCAACTTACTCTATCTGTCTTATTACTTCTTGCCTCTTGTAATTCTTGTAGAATATAACATCTATGCTATCCATAGCGTGGGATTCGAACCCTTTTCTTAGAACCGTCGTTCATATCTAAATATTATATTCTACAAATTAATCTTTTGCTTACATTTAAAAGTTATTCTCTACGGCTAGTTCTCAACCAAGAATATCATAACTCTGTAAGCATTAGTTTCATAATCGATTAATTGAACTAATTTCTTTAATTATAGAATGCTGACTGACTACCGCTTGTAGTAGATAACCTATCATATCCACGATAATCTTTCATCATACTTTTTACTTCTTGTAATGTTTGGCATTCATCTAACGCAAGTAATGCTCTGTATTTTAAGTTACCAAACTCAAATCTCTTGCTACCGAATGCAACATTCCATTTTCTATTTAATTCACAAATTAAGTGATATCTCATACTTTTCATGATTGTTTCCTTTTTTATTATTGTATTAATAGATAATACATAGTTTTTGTCTGCAACACTTATTACTATGCCAATCTACTCGCATTCAATGTTGTATACACATTATCAATTATAAAGTAGTGTCGTATTATTCAGTGCACGCTCTATTGTTTTTATCTATCAATACATTTTTTTACTTGTAGGGTATTTAAAGTGCATAGAGACACGAATGCCTCTACACACTATGAACTTATCCTTGGTAAGATGATGAACCAACAAGTGAGACTTGTCCTTCGTATGATATATAAGTTACACCATTCTTAGCGGTAATGCTCTTAAAGTTAACTTGGTTCACACATAGTTGTCTACCAGCCAATACTTCATTCATCTTAGCCAAACATATCGCTTTATCAGTAGCGTTATCCTCTACTGGTTTACCATTAAGCGTATCAATAGAGATTAAGTTTCTCACACCAAGTTGTTCCTTGGTTAAGCGTAATGATTGATACATTCCTTTCTTTACATTATACCATAATGCTTTGAAAGAAAAGTTAGCGATATGTTTAGTTGTATCTATTTGTTCCATAATATTATTCCTTTTTAATTTATTTAAACTAAATGATTGGCTAATTTCAACTAAATTACTAATTAGCAACCAAATAATTGGCGGGGTGTATTGTATATATATTACGCACACACATTCTAGTTGCATTTTTGAAAGTTAACCTTTAATTTAGTGTATGAAACGTAAAAAACAGCATTTAGAGAAATTAGATAAAAAAACTGGTAAATGGGTAAAAGTGCCTTTATCGGAAGCTAATGAAGAAATGATGCAGATTTACGATAGAATGGAAGCTGAATTAGAAATATCAGCTAAGATAGAAGCAATGAAACTTGGGTTGTATATTTTAAAAGAGAAAAATTAACTAATTAGCTAATTATAAATACGTTTATATATAAACTACGAATATATTAGCGATTAATTATCTTATTTATACCCTACATTAGGAGCAATATGAAGAAACCAAAGAAAAAGTTAACATATAAAGAAATGCTTGGCGTTATTGCAGGTATGGATAAATTAATACAACAGCAACAAATGGTAGTTTTCAACGTAGATAAGCTATTACAAGAGTACATTGACTATAAAAAAGAAACAGAATCCTTTAAAAAATTTTTAGAAAAAAAATATGATAACAATAACAAAGAAGTTAAAGAGAAATAACTTCCAACCTCAAACGTTTCGAGTGTATACAAAGCAAGAAGCTAAGGATTCTGGTTTGAAATGGAAACATTGGGGGGAAGCAAAAGAAGGTGAGTATGGGATATCAGACGATGGGTATGTTGCTGAGTGTATATATCGCAAGGTATATGGAGAAAAAGTGGAATATACCTACCCATATGGTAGACAATGGCTAACTGCATGGGGTAAATTAGAGTTTGAACCGCATTGGAGGTCTAATAACTTTAGTACGGTGTCTACAAAGAGCTATAATGACATAGAAGTGCAGAAAAAAGGTGCAGATATAGCTATGGATGCGTATATAGCGTATAAAATGGCAGGATTATCGCCAGATTGGGAGAAAATAGGCAGATTATACAGGCCTGACCAAGAAAATCCTGTGATTGCTGCAAAAAGATTGTTTAAAACAAAACAGGTAAAGAAAATGATACAAGATAAACTAAAAGATATTTTGATTGATAAGGATATTGATGAAGGATTTGTACTTGATGTAATAAAAGATGCTATTGAGGTAGCTAAAGTAAAAGAAGACTCTGGTAATATGATACGTGCAGCAAAAGAGCTGTCAGAGTTTTTAGATATGAAACCAAAGACAAAACAAGTTACAGAATCTTTGGAAATGGATATGTCACATCAAATTGCAGATAGTTATGAAAAACAAACAAAAAAATTAAAAGCTACACAAACTAGGCAAATAGATGAAGAAAACAATAGTTATATCGGGGAAGAAAGCAAATCTGAGTGAGTTACTAGCAGTATTGCTAGAAGTTGCAGAGGATTTTGAAGTTACCATTGTAATTGAGGATTGATGGATAAAAAAAAGATATTATTAGAAATGCAGCAAGATATGTTGTTATTTGGTCGTATGGTAATGCCAAATATGTTTAGTAGTGAATCTCCACCATTTCATTACGATTTAACAAAACATTTATTGAATGAAGAAGATAAACAAATAAATATTATCGCACCGAGGGGTCATGCTAAAAGTTCTGTAGTAGCTGGGATATGGCCATTGTTTCATTTAATGTTTACCCCTGGTATTAAAGTTATTGTTTTAGTATCAAGAACACAATCTCATGCAACAAAGTTACTTGGTACTATAAAAGATGTTTTAGACTATTCAAAAGAGTTTCGATATTTTTTTGGGTATTGGGGAATGCAGTCTGCTAGGAAATGGACCAATACAGAAATAGAATTGAAAGATGGAAGTTTAATAGTATGTAAAGGTACAGGACAACAAATAAGAGGTATTAAACATGGAAATCAAAGACCGACACTTCTTATATTGGATGACCCAGAAGATGAAAATAACACAAAGACTTCAGAAGCTATGGAATATAATCTACGTTGGCTCTTGCAATCTGGTGTTCCATCCCTGGACCCGTTATCTGGTAGAATATGTGTTATTGGCACACCGCAGCATGAGCGATGTATGGTGGAAACATTAAAAGATATGAAAGGTTGGAATACATTAGAGTATAGACCAATACTGGAAGAAGACTATACATTATGGGAAGAAGTATGGCCAGTAGAAAAATTACAACAAAAGAAAGAAGAACTAGAAAGTATTAATCGTTTATCTGTGTTTTATAGAGAATATCTTTGTCAAATTGTAGGCGATGAAGATAATTTATTCAGAAAAGACGATTTGAAGTATTACGAAGGGTTCATTGAACGAGATGAGCAAGGGTTGTCAACTCTCGTTCTGACGAACCTTGATGGTGAGGAAGTAGACGAGAGGAGACCTGTAAACGTGTTTACTGGAGTCGACCCTGCATCTAGCACGAAGAAAGGAGCAGACTATAGTGTTATTTTTAATATTGCAGTGGATGGTGATAACAATAGGTTCGTATTACCTTACTTTCGTAAGCGTGCTACTCCTTTGGATTTGGCTGATTCTATTATCAACAATTTCAAAAATTTACGTAGTGCTAAGACGAGGATTGAATCTGTTGGATATCAGGAAATGCTTAGACAATATATCAAAGAACAAGCAGAAGAGTTAGGTATGTTTATACCTGGTCTTGAAATAAAAGAAAATCCAAGAACAAGTAAATCATATAGATTAGAAAGTTTACAACCATTATTTGCTAATGGTAAAGTACATATACAAAAAAATATGCAAGCATTTATAGATGAGTGTACTTTATACCCAAGAGGTAAACATGATGACTTATTGGATGGATTTTTTTATGCAAATAAAAATTGTTATAGACCTACACACGAATCTCAGGTATCAGAGCAAGAACCTTCTTGGTTTCCAAGAAAAACTAAGTCTTGGAAAACTTTGTAAATAATCCTTGACAAGAGTCTAAAAATTCCCGTAATTTAGACCTATTACGTTTATGGACAAAAGCAAGTACTTTTTTACATTTGAAGAATTTATTTCTAAAATAGATAGTTTAGATAAAATAAAAGTACCAGAAGGATATACGCAGATAGATGCCCAAAAAAATACAAAAGAAAGTACAAAGCACAAGAAAACAAAATCAAGATGATTTACAGTTTGTTTTTGATTATGAAACTGGAAATGTAAATCAAGTTGAGATAGATGAAGAAGTTCAATATACAAGAGAATTATTTCATGATTATAAAAGTGCAAGAGAGCTATGGGCACAAAAATTTCAAGAATCTTTAGAGTTTAGAGCAGGTGCGCAATGGACAAATGAAGAACGTGATGTATTAGAAGCACGTGGTCAAGCACCTATTGTAGTAAATAGAATACATCCTATTGTAGAAACTGCTAAATCTCTTTTAACATATAACTCACCTCAGTTTCGTTCTACTGGTCGTGAAGACTCAGATAGAGAAACAGCAAAGGTTTTTTCTGATTTATTTCAATATATATGGCAAATATCTGCTGGTGACGAAGAATTAAAACAAGCTATAGACGATTACTATGTTGGTGGTATGGGAGTTTTGCAAGTATATCAAGACCCTGATGCTGATATGGGTAAAGGTGAAGTGTATATTAAGTCTATAAATCCATTAGATGTATATATAGACCCAAATTCAAAAGATGTGTACGCTAGAGATGCTGCTAATATATTAGTAACAACTTATATGACAGATGAACAAGCAATGCAAACATATCCAGAGTTTTATGATATTATTGAACAATCTGCTATGCATCCTGATGAATCAGATGATTACCCAGTTACAAACTTAGCTGCTACTGAAGGACAGCTTTTTACTACAGATGGTACAGAAACAGTTCATAATAGAAGACAATATATAGAACGTTACTCAAAAGAAATGCATTCTTACTATAATTGTTTTGAAATTTTTTCACAACAAGAACATTTGTTAGATGAAGAAGAATATGAACAGTATTTATCTACAATGTATATGAAGGTTAAAACTATTAAAGGTGAGGAAGTAATATTATTTGAAGAAGAATCTGTAGAAGATATGTACAAGATTATTGAAGAAACAGGGATGATTTTTCATTATGAACTACCAGAACCAAAATTAAATGAAATGGGTCAAGTTATGCAACAAGCTCCTGTAAGGGTAGCTGGACCAGAAGATGAAAAATCTATACCAGGTAGTACTACAATATTAATACCTATGACAGTTGAAGAATTAATTGGAACAGGAAAGATAGTATCTAATCAAATAGAAGAGTGTAGAGTAAAGATGGTAGTAAGTGTAGGCGATAAAAAGTTGTATGAACGTTTATTACCTACAGAAAATTATCCTATTATACCTTTAATGAATATACATCATAGAAATCCATTTCCAGAATCAGATGTTAGATTATATAGACCATTACAGGAATATATTAATAAAATTCGTTCTTTAATTATTGCACACGCAAGCACAAGTACTAATGTGAAACTATTAATACCTAGAGGTTCTGCTGATTTAAATCAAATAGAACAAGAATGGAGTAAGGCAGGTACAAGTGTTATTGAGTTTGATGCAGAGTTAGGTGCACCGATTGTGGCTGGCCCAGTCCCATTACCAAATGAGCTTTATAAAAATGAAGCTGATGCCAAATATGACCTAGAATATGGATTTGGTATTTTTGAATTAATGCAAGGTAGTGGTAAAAGTGCACCATCTACATATAGAGGAACATTAGTTGTAGACGAGTTTGGCCAGCGTAGAATTAAATCAAGAAGAGATGACATAGAAGGAATGTTGAATCAAGTTGCAAAGGTAGCTATTCCACTTATGCAACAATTATATACAGAAGAAAAAGTGATTAGACTTATACAACCAAATGGTAATGAAAAAGAAGAACGTTTTAATTATTATAAAGAAATGGATAATGGACAAGTTTCACGTTTCCATGATATAGGTGTAGGAAAATATGATGTTGTAGTTGTTTCTGGTTCTACATTACCTACGAATAGAATGGCATTATTAAATAATTACATGGAAATGTACAAGATGGGACTTATAGACCAAACAGAAGTATTAAAGAAATCAGAGCTTGTAGATGTAGACGGAGTATTGGAACGAAGTGGACAAATGAAACGTATGCAACAACAAATGCAAGCTATGGCAGAAGAATTGAAGAAAGTCAAGGGCGATTTACAAACTGCTCAACGTGAAGAAGTTCACGCTAAGAAACGACTTGAAGTAGAAAAATTCAGTGGAGAGTTAGATAAAGTATCTAACAGAGCTGATATGGCAACTACGCTTTATAAAGCAAGGTTGAACGATGCAAAACAACAGTTGATGAACTCTGATGCAAGTCAATCGGATATTGAAGATATGGATATATTTGAACCGATGACTGAAGAAGAGAGTTAACATAGGAGATAAAATGGAAGAAAATAAAATAGACACAGTAGATGAGCAAGCAGTAGAAGGTGTAACGACTGAGCCGACAACTGCTTCAGAAGACATTTTTAACGAAATATTTGGAGAAGCACAACAACAGGTTGCTCCTGTTAGCCAAGAAGTAGTTGAGGGTGAAGCTCCTGAGACTCAGACTAATGTGGAACCAAAGAACGACCCTGACCAGTTTCAATACTGGCAAAGTCAAGCTGATAAAAGACAAGCAGAAGTAGATATGTTGAAATCACAAATGGCAGATGTTATGTCAAAAGTGGGACAACCTGCAACTGCTCCTGAAGTTGAAAAGGAAACAGTTTTAGAAAAACCTGTTAAACCTTCTAAACCAGCTGACTTCGACCGTTCTGAAGCTTTGACTGACCCTGATAGTGCATCAGCAAAGTACTTAGCAAAGCAAGAATCTTATTTGGAAGCTATGTCTGATTATGTAGCAAATTCAAATGAAAGAGTTATGCAAACGATGACACAGACAAAAAGAGAACAAGAAGCTATAGCTAGGGACCAAAAAGTTGTAAGAGACTTACAGTCTAAATACAACTATACTCCAGAGCAAGCTAATGATTTTCTATCACAAATGTCATCACCAGAGTCATTATCGTTAGATAATTTAGTGCAACTTCATAAGTTGAAAATGAACACAGGTTCACAGCAGGTTACACAGATAACCCCACAAGCTCAACAGAAAGCAGCAGTAATGAATGAACGTAATGAAAAGCTAAGTATACCTAAACCTATCGGAGTACAGCCAGGAGCTAGTGACCAGTCGCCAACAAAAAACGTAGAAGATAAAATGATGGATGCGATGATTAGTAATTTTAACAAGCGTAATCCATTTTAATTAAGGAGAAGGCAAAATGGCACAAGACGCAAACGGAGTATTTAGTCCTAGCATTGGTGTAACACCACAAGGTGTTTCTATCAATGATAGTAGACGAGTATTCAATTTCGGTGAAAGAGTAGCTGAATTAAACCCAGCTGCTTCGCCTTTCTTCGCATATTTATCTAAAGTTGCTAAGAAACCTACAGATGACCCTGTATTTAAATTCTTAGAAAAAAGACATCAATGGCAACGTAGAAACTTCTTTGTAGATGGTCCTATCGAGCATACTGCAGGCGGAAGTCCTACACAAGCTACTTTTAACTTAGTTAAAGCAGACGACAAAATTGATGTTGACTATGATATTTATGGAAGAAAAGCAGGAGGACCTTACAAGGCAGAATTTATTACAGTTGGACAGATGATTGCAATCGAAGGATTGTTAGATGCTGCAGCTGGAGCAGGTTCTGATAAAAACCTTGTAGTGTATTATAGAATAACAGACGTAACTCAAAATTCATTAGACACAGGTATATCAGCTGAGTTTGTTAAAGCTATTGAAACTGGTGTTGAAAACGGCGCTATAGACGTTACAACATTAGCTAGTGGAGACAAAATCGTACACGCTGATAACAAACCTGGTCAAGTAATTGGTTCTGCATACGCAGAAGGCGATACAGCACCTGATGGATGGAGAGACGAGTTCTATTCTAGAGAAGGATACTGTCAGATTTTTAAAACTGCAGTACCTTTATTTTCAGGAACTTCTTTAGCTACACGCTACAGAGGTGACGCTAACGAATACATGAGAGTATATCAAGAGAAACTTATGGAACATAAGATGGATATTGAGAATGCTTTACTATTCGGTTATGGTGAAGTTGACGAAAGTTCAACATCACAACAAAGAAAAACATGGGGTATCTTACCTTACACTGAAGTATATGGAAAGGTTAAAACCTTTACTTACGCTTCATCAGGGTACGATGACTTCGTAGATGCTATGTCAGATATTTTTGATGCAGAATCTGCAGCAGGTGGTAGTAAAATGGTACTTGCTTCACGTTCTATCATGAACTGGCTTAACAAATTAGGTGGACAGTCTTTCTTAGGAAATACAATGGCATCAGGAGTTGGAACATCTGCAGCAGGTGTACCTACTTCAGCACCATATGGTGTTTCTTTAGACAAAGGACAGTCACTATTTAATGGTGTTAACGTAACACAAGTAGATACTTTATATGGTACTCTTAACTTTGTTATGGAACCACTATTTAGAGGTCCATGGGCTAACCATGCTGTAGCTATTGATTTAAACAACGTAGCTTACAGACCACTTGCTGGTAACGGTGAGTCTAGAGATACTCAAGTTATTACTAATATTCAGAACAACGATGTTGACGGAAGAAAAGACATGATTCTTACAGAAGCAGGTCTTGAAATTCAACTACCAGAAACACACGCTGTATTGAAATTTAGCTAATAGTTGATACGGGGGAGTTGCAATATACTCCCCCAAAAAATTTTAAATTAAAAGGAGAATACAATGGCAAATCCATTATTAGTAAGAGCAGCAAGAAAAGCAATTATGAAATCGCCTGCAGGTAAAAGATTAAAGAAAAAAGGAATAGAAGGTGGAAAAAAACTTGTAGAAGGTATAGGAAAAACTACACGTAATTATATACAAAAAAGTACAAGTAATTCTACTGTAAAAGATGGACTTACAAAAGGTATGATGCGATTAAATCCTTCAGGTCAAATGTCTAGAGGTATAGCAATGGGTGTTAAATTTGGTAAAGCTCAAGCAGCTAAAGAGGGTGTAAAAGCAGCTTTAGTATCAGGTGGAGCTGGTTATCTTTTAGGTAAAAAAAAGAAAAAATAGGAAAGTAAATGAGTTTTCAAACAAATATAGAAGATATTACAGGTAGTATTAGTGGTAAAACTGCACAAGCTGCTAGATATTTAGCAGAAGGTGTAAAATTTATTACAAAATATGTAATGAATAATCCTGATATGGAACAAAGACTTACACAGGTTGCTACTTTAAATACTAGTTCGAGTACTTTATCTACAACTAATATTTTACATATTGCTAGTGTTACAAGAAGTGATGCTACAAGATTTAGAGAAGCATCTGAAATACCAGTTGAAAATGCTGCTGATTACTCAGATGCTAATAGTATTTATGTAACAAGTAAGTTTGACCCTGTTTATTACATAGATGAAGATGTTTTAAATATTATACCAACTCCAAGTAATGCTGAAACAGCAAAAGTAAGACATATTACACCAGATACAAGTGTTGCAGTTGGTGACAGTAGTATTGATAATTTTCCACCTGAACTTGAAAGAGGTGTAGTATTGTATGCATCTAAAGAAATTTTAAGATTATTTATGAATGACAGGAATGCTACATTAGTTGGTTTATCACCTGGTGATATAGACCCTCCATCAGTTTCTATAGATACTGTAACTTATAGTGCACCAGGTAATTCAGATGTTGGTGATTCAACAGCAGGTAGTGTTTCTGCTTCTACAGCTGTAACTGCAGGCGATAAAATAACTTTTGGACCTGCGCCTTCTTATAATAAAATAGATGCTGGGTTAGACTACGATACTGGTACTATTGCTGTAAATGATTTTTTATCTAGCGAAGATGTAGAATTAGCACAAATAGCATTACAAAAAGAACAACAAAAATTAACTGAACATTCTTCTAATATACAAGATGAATTAAATGAATTTAATAAAGAAGTAACTATATATCAGGCAGATATACAAGCAGCATTAGATAAAGCACAAAGAGATTTACAAGCATTAATTAGTAAAGCAAGAAATGATTTAGAAGCAGCTCAGTCAACAGCACAACTTGCAACAAATGTTTCTATACAAAATCAATCTGAAAAATCACAAAGATTGATACAAAATGCTATTAATACAATGCAAGCTCTTGTAAGAACAAATGATGCTAAAATTGCAGCATATAATGCAGATATAAATAATTATACTGCAAAAGTTAATGAAGAAGTGCAAAGATATACTCTTGCTTTTCAAGAAGTTGTTCAAGATTATAATTGGTATTCTCAACAGTATCAGTTAGCAACACAAGATTTATTTTTATTTTTACAACCATATATAACATTAGGAGTTCCAAATGAAGTTGCAGCAGATGATAGAGCAAGTTAGAAAACATCATCCAGAATTAAGTACAAATGAAATTGTTATTATGTTAAATGAAGCACAAGATGAATTTAGTGCTAGAACATTAATATTACAGGAAGCTACTCAGTTTACTACTGTAGCAAATCAACGTTATTATGGATTAAAAGATTCAATATTGGAAGTAAAATCTGTTGATTTAACAGATGATGATGGCAATGCCAAAACAATTAAACGTCTACAAGGTAGACCTAAATATAGGGATTTAGATAATGTCTAATAATTATTCAAGAGTATATAATCGTTCAGTAAAAGAAAATGTGTATTGGATTGAAAGAGATTCAATAGGGTTAGCATTATATGACCCATTAGCAAGTGAAGTAAATAGGTTTACTAGTTTAGATAGTGCACACACAGTGACATTATTTTATTATAAAAAAGCTGACCATTTCAATACATTGGATAAAGCAGCTAGTGCAATGAATGAAACTAGTGAATTGCCAGAACAATTTCATCAATATTTAGTAGATAGAGCTATACAAAAAGGATATGAGTTTAAACCAGAAATGATACAGATGGCTCCATACTTTGAAAGAAAATTTGAAAAAGGAATAAAAGAAGGTAAGATGTATGCTAATAGAGGGCGTATATCTGGTATGAGACACGTTAGACAATCGAGTTATTAATGGCTAATAATTGGAAAGATGGTGAATTAGGAATTAACTATTTGAATTTAGTTAATGGCGCATCAAATGAAATGAATGATTCATTTAATGATGATATAGAATCATTGTTTACAGATAAAGAATCATTATTAAATACAACGTTTACTGACAAAAGTACATTGCAACCAGATATATATACAGATAAACCTTCTTTGAGCAATGTTATTTATGTTGATAAACCAACATTAAAAAATGTAACATATACAGATAAACCTAGTTTAAGTAATGTAACTTATGACGATAAAGGAGTAAATGCATAATGGGTGGTAGTTTATCAAAACCAAATAGAATTAAAGATGTATATACTAAATTAGTATTTTACGAAAACAATAAATTTAAAACAGATAATGGAACACAAAATGTAACTATTACAGAAGCAGATAATTTTTCTTCTTTAGATATAGTTGCAGGCACTGGTATTGAAACTAGTACAAGTGGAGGACAGACAACAATTAGTGTAAAAGATGCAGATGTTCTTTTACAAAATGAGGATATAAACGGAGGAGCATATTAATGCCTAATACAATAACAATTAAGAAAAATGCTTACAATAGTACAAGTGCACCAACAAGTTTAGCGTTTGGTGAATTAGCTGTTAATAATAATAACGGCTCTGGTGCAAAACTATATGTAGGTTCAAGAACAAGTGGTAATGGTGCTGATGTAACTGATTTTCAATCAACTATATTAGCAGCAGTTCCTATAGCAACAGCTGCATCAAGCGATTCAGGAACAAAAGGTAAAGCACAATTTAGTAGTGATAATTTTGCAGTAACAGGAAATGGTTTTGTTACTATTAAAGACAGTGGTATTGTAGCTGCTGAGCTAGCAAGTAGTTCTGTAACAACAGCTAAGATTGATTCAGCTGCAGTAACTAGTGCTAAAATTGCAGCAGATGCTGTAACAAATGCAAAGTTAGCTGACAATGCAGTAGATAGCGACCAAATAGCTAGTGGTGCAATTACAAATGCAAAATTAGCAAGTAATTTAACATTGCCAGGTAACGTTAGCACTGGTGGTACATTAACAGTAGGTGGAAACTTAACTGTAAATGGTACTACTACTACAGTAAATTCAACAACTACAACACTAGATGACCCTATTATGACACTTGGTGGAGATACAGCACCAGGGAGTGATGACAATAAAGATAGAGGTATAGAGTTTAGATATTATTCTGGAAGTGCAAAAGTTGGATTTATGGGTTGGGATGACTCAGAAGCAAAGTTTACATTGATGACTGACGCTACAAATAGTAGTGAAGTATTTTCTGGAACATTAGCTGCATTAAAAATGGGAGCACTTACTGCAAGTTCAGTAACTGGTGCTACTATTGATGGCGGCACATACTAATAAAGGAATTACATGGCAGTTGACAATACTATATTAGTCAGACGTGGGTCTGGTACACCTACTTACAGTGATTTTACTCAGTATGAATTAGCGTATGACTACACTAATGATAGACTTTACATACGTGATGGCAATGCTATGGTTGAAATTGGTGGTAGTTCTGGTGCAGTATCAGCAGTAGCCAATGGTGCAAATAATAGAATAGCAACATTTAGTAGTTCTGATGCTTTGAATGGAGAAAGCCAACTTACTTTTGACGGAGGTGCATTAGCCTTATTAACAACAACAGCTAATAGAAGAATTGAAATAGGCTTAGGTGCAACGCAAGATGTAACATCTTATATAGATTTAATTGGAGATACTACATATACAGATTATGGCGGTAGGTTTATTAGGTATGGTGGTGCTAATGCTATTACTCAAATTATGCACAGAGGTACTGGTGATTTAAGACTTTTAACACAAGATTCAGCTGCAATATCTTTGCTAACAGGAAGTACTGAAAGATTAAGAATTTTATCAAGTGGAAATGTTGGAATAGGAACTACATCACCTTCAAACGAACTTCACGTTGCTGGTAGTGTGAAAGCAGATACAAGTTTATTAATAGGTAGCAATTCAAACTTTTTAACTTCACAATTAAAAGTTGGTGATGGAACAAGAGATATTAGACTTAATGCAAATCATAGTTCAAATGCAGTAGTAGGAACAGTAGGGTCGCACAGTTTTAGTATAATGACTGCAAATACTTTTAGAATGACAGTAGATAGTGCAGGTGTTGTTGATATATTAAATAAAATGACACTTCCTGCAAGTCATAGTGCAGATAAAATTACAATGTATGATGGTGGTAATGAAAAGATTGGCACAGAAGCCAATACATTATTGTTTACAGCAGACAACTATAAATACAAAGACGTTGGTGGTGCCGTAAATTTTGAGCTTGATAGTTCAGGTATTCCAAGTTTTGAACAAGGTGCAATAATAGGTGGTTTTGGTGCAAGAACAACAGGTGGAACTACTGACTGGAATGATAGCACAAACGCAAGAAGTGGTAATGGACATACTTTATTATTATCTACAGCAACAAACGGTCCAGGTGCAGATGTTGTAAATTCAACAAATACTACTTATATACATCCATTCAGCTTTGAATATTCCAGCTATGACAATGATGGTAATATGACACAGATTGGTATTCCTTATTATTTCGCAAATAATGATGGAGTAAGACCGTGTATTAGAAGTAGATATAATGGAACTTGGAGTAATTGGCATTCATTAATTACAGGAAATAATGCAGGACAAATACAAGGCTCAGGAACAGCTGGAGCATCAGCACCTGCTTATTCATTCAACGGAGACGGAACAAATGATTTAGATACTGGTATGTATAGGTCAGCTACAAATCAGATTGGATTTGCTACAAATGGTGTACAAAGAATGACTATAGGAAATACAGCATTAAAAGTAGATGATATACATAGTTTAAGCAATGATAATAATAGATTAATACTTGATGATGATACCAATTCTTCACAAGGAAATGGAGTATCATTGACAGGTGCAAATCATATTTATCTATGTCCTGATGAAACCAACAATGGTACTGGAGAAGTAAGAGTTATCAAAGGAACTGATAATGATTTAGATAGTGGAACAGCAACAGAATTATTTAGAATTACAAATGCAGGTAAAGTAGGAATTACAGAAGATAGCATAGATGCCAATCTACATATTACAGGAAGTCCAGTAGTTCTTAAAATGGAAAGAGCAGGGCATAGAGCTATGAGAATGGGAATACCTGACAATAGCGCAAAATTTATTTTTGCAGATTCTGATGATTTAAAAAGCAATATTGCTATTGCAATAAATTCATCAAGAAACGTAGGAATAGGAACTTCATCACCAAGTACAAATACATTACAATTTGGAAGTGCAGGAGATACTATTGGTGTAGATTTGTCAAGTGGTGGTACAACAAGAATTGCAGAAATAGAATTATATAATAGTTCTGATGGTTCATTAAGATTAAAAACCGATAATGCTTCTACTGGTGGTATTGAGTTTCATACTGAGGGCAGTAAAAGAATGGAAGTTTTACGAGGTGGAGATATAAAAATTGAAAAATCTCTTGGTGTTGGAGTTGCTGCAAATGGTACAACTGGTAGAGCTGATTTTAGCAATGATGTAGTAGCATTCTCAACTTCTGATAAACGACTAAAAGAAAACATCAAACCATTAAATCAAGCATTAGACAAAGTATTGAAGATTAGTGGTGTGGAATTTGACTGGAAAGAATTAACTGAAGAAGAAAAGAAAACTATTCATGGAAATGAAGGACATGATGTAGGTGTAATAGCACAAGAAATAGAAAAAGTCTTACCTGAAGTAGTCCATACAAGAGATAATGGTTATAAAGCAGTTAAATATGAAAAGATTGTGCCTTTATTAATAGAGGCAATAAAAGAACAACAAGAACAAATTAACGAACTTAAGGAGAAGTTAAATGGCTAAAGTAATAAGTGCAACAACAGGTGAAGCATCTGAATCACCAAAGTTAGTATCAATTAAACATACTAGAGTAATGAAAAATCCAAATGGTAACAATGTTACTGTTTTAGATTATGAAGAAACTAAAGATGTTGATATAGCTATAGCAGATGCAGAAGCTCAAAAAGCAAGTTTAGAAGCATCATTAGCAGAAGTAGAAGCTGAATTAGTAGAATATAAAGCAATTAAAGACGCTGATTAATACATGGCTTTACAATCATCAGGTGAAATAAAGATAAGTCAGATACTTACTGAGTTAGATTATGCTAGTAATAGAGCTAATTCTGAATTAGAAAATCTATCTACTGGTAGTGGTGCATTGTATGGACATACTATTAATACAGCTAATGCAAGTGCTGATAGACCTGATGGCAATGCACCTCATGCAATGTCTGAGTTTTATAGTTATGACCACGATGCTGGAGTATCTTGGTCTATTAGTGGTAATACTGGATTACATTGTACTGGAGAAGCTGGACAAACTGATATGGCAAATAGTTTTGCAACAATAACATTATCTGGTGGTAGTGGAGGTGTTGATGTAAATAACTTTACTACTAGTGGTGGACCATTTGGTAATTTAAAATTTCAATTTACTACAGATGGAAGTACACCAAGCAGTGGTACAAGTGGAGCATCTAGTATTACTCAGTTACAAAATTCATTAAGTAGTTTTAATTCTGGTACATTGAAGTTAAGACCAGGTTGGCAACATACACCTTCTAATAAAGATGGTACTGGTTCATTTAGTTTTACTTTGGTAAATAATGGTGCTAATACTGCAGCTATAACTGGTAATATAACTTTCCAGTCTGGTGGTTTAGGACAAGGATTGTGTATACATGGTAGTATATTAGTCAATACTCCTGATGGTATGAAAAGCATATATGACTTAGATAATGGTGATATTATATATTCTTATAACTTTGAAACAGAAAGTATAGAAGAAGTACCAATATTAGATACATTATTTGTAGCACATAATAATTTAATTAAAGTTATGTATGATGATAACGATGAATTGAAAAATATAATAGTAACTAGAGACCACCCTATATATTTAGCAGATGGTTCTATGGCTAGTTATAGGCCACAAAGAACAAAAGATTTATATGATTTAGATGCAAATCAATTAGAAGTAGGTAATACTATACAAATGATTGATGGCACAAAAGTAATACATAGATTTGAGTATATGGCAGATAAAGATACTACATATACTATATTAACAAAAAACAATAACTTTTACGCAGGTGGCGTATTAGTACATAGTGAAATAAATGAAAGTTAGTGAATACAGAGAACAAATGGCTGAAAGAGTTGCTGTTATAGAAGCTCAAGTAATTGATATTTATCATGATATAAAAGAGATAAAACAATTAGTAAAAGAACAAAATGGTAGAGTACGTAAAAATGAACAAAACATTGCACGTATAACTGCTGTAGGGGTTGTAGTGGCAGTTTTATTAGGTTTACTATAGGAGATAACAATGGAAGTAAGTAAAGATACTAAATTTAGTCTTAGTATAGAAACAGCAATAAGTGTAGTTGTATCTATTGGTATGATTGTTGGTATGTGGTTTACACTTCAAGGTGATATTGAAGAAGCAAAATTATTACCTGAACCAGAAGTGTCACGTATGGAATATGATTTAAAAGACCAAATGATTCGTGATAGTATTGTTAATACTGAAAGTAAAGTTGAAAAACTTGAAGAAAAAGTAGATGACATTAAACAAGATACTAAAGCTATTACGCAAACACTTATAGACATGAATAACAAATAATGAGGTACAGAGATGAATTATTATTATGGTATAGCATGGTTATTGGGATTATTACTATCTCAATCGCCTTTATACTCACAATCAGTTAATTTAAATAGCTTTGAAAAAATACAATTAGTAAAACTTGAAGAGTGTGCAGTAGTTCAAGTAAATGCTAGTTGGAATTTTAAGAATAGATTAGCTATTGAAAAATTAGAAGATTGCTATATTGCTGAAGTTGATTTAGCAAATAGACAAATAGGTGCTGTCATTCAAAAAGAATGGAAAGTTAAAGTAGTTCCTACTATTATTATATTTAAAAATGGTACGGAAGTAAAAAGATTTGAAGCAGGTGTATCTATGAAATTAGATGAAAAAAGTATTTTAGAAAGTATTAGGAAAGAAATTAAGTAGGTTGTATATTTTACATCATGCGTAAAGTATTCGGACCAAAACAAGTTAGACATACTAATGGAAAGAAGAAAACTCGTCAAGGTCAAAGTCATAGAACTAAATACGGAACTAAAACAAGTAAAAAATATTATAAAAAGAAATATAGAGGACAAGGATAATGGCTAAAACTGTAACATGGATGTGGAAAGGTAAACGTCATTCAGGTACATTGATACGTGAAACTGCTACACATAAATATGCTAGAACTAAAAATGGTAAAGTAAAAACCATTGTAAAGAAAAAGAGAAAGTAATGGCTAGAAAAAAAGACCCAAAACTAACAAGAGCTGGTGTATCTGGTTATAATAAACCTAAAAGAACACCAAGTCATCCTAAGAAATCACACGTAGTGGTAGCAAAAGTTGGTGATAAAACAAAATTAATAAGATTTGGACAGCAAGGTGTAAGAGGAGCTGGTAAAAATCCAAAGAGTAAAAAAGATAAAGCAAGACGTAAGTCTTATTATGCAAGACACAATGCACAAGATGCAAAACCAAGTAAATTAAGTGCTAGATATTGGTCGCATAAGGTTAAATGGTAGGAGATAACTATGAAACATGGAATGAAAAAACAAAAAAATAGTACTGATAATTATGCACAAAAAGAAAAAGGTAAAGGCATGAATAGTACTGATAATATGAATGATGGTGCTATAGATAGACAATTAACACCTAAACAACGTAAGCTTCCAAAACAATTAAAAGAAGCTATTATAAAAGGTAGAAGAGATAAAGCTAAAGCAAATATGTAGGAGACTATTATGAAACATGGTATGAAAAAAAAGAAGAAAGTAGTTAAGAAAAAAAAGAAGACTATGAAAAAGAAAACTAAGAAAGGGTATGGTTATTAATGAAAGTTAAAGCACCAAAGGGGTATCATTTTATGAAGAAGGGTAATAAAATGTCTTTGATGAAAAATCCTAAAGGTGGATATAAACCACATAAAGGAGCTTCATTGACAATGAATTTACCTATTATGAAAGTACATGGTAAAAAATAATGGCTAAGAAAAAATCTAGAGTAAATGAAGCTGGTAATTATACTAAACCTTCTATGCGTAAACGTTTGTTCGAAAAAATAAAACGTGGTAGTAAAGGTGGTAATCCAGGACAATGGTCTGCACGTAAAGCACAAATGTTAGCAAAGCAATATAAAGCAGCAGGCGGGGGATACAAATAATGGGATTAGCTAAATCTCAAAGAAGTTTGAATAAATGGACTGCACAGAAATGGAGAACAAAATCTGGTAAAAAATCTTCAGAAACAGGTGAACGATATTTGCCAGATGCTGCAATAAAATCATTAAGTGCTCAAGAGTATGCAGCTACTACACGTAAAAAAAGAGAAGATAAAAGAAAAGGTAAGCAACATTCTAAGCAACCTAAAAGAATAGCTCAAAAAACAAAAGCTTATAGATAATAAAACAGGAGACCAGAAATGGCAAAAGAAAAAAAAGTAGACCTAAGACAAGAAGCTGAGACTAAAATGGAAAGTTTAGTTGAGCAACATAACACTCTTGTACAGGAGTTACAAAGTGCTAATGAAAGATTAGCAGAAGTTAAACAAATGATAATCGAGCATCAAGGATATATGAAAGGCCTAGAAGCTTGTGAAAAAGACTGTGAGGTAAAATAATGGGACCAGTATTAGGAAAAGTACTAACTAGTTTAGGAACAGAAAAACTAATTAAAGCTGTAATCATGCATTTAGGTGATTGGCTTGTAGCAAAGTCTTCAAATAAACTTGATGACAAACTATGGGCTGAAGTTAAAAAAGCTTTAAATAAAAAATAGGAGGTTTCATTGAAACTTAAAAAACGTGGTATTGTAATACCAGACCAGCATTATCCATTAGAAGATAGAGCTGCAGTAGAATGTGTTAAAAAAGCAATACTAAAAATAAAACCAAAGGTGTTTATAAACCTTGGGGATGTTGGAGAATGGGAGTCTGTATCAGCTTGGCGATATAAAGACAAGAAGTTACCACCTTTAGAGTTTCAACTTCCATTAGTAGAAGAAGATATAAGATTAGTAAATGAAGGATTGGATGAGTGGGATGAAGTACTTAAAAAAGTTGGATGTAAAGAAAAGCATTTACTCCAAGGTAACCACGACCTCTGGTTGGATAATTTTGCTAATAAGTATCCTTATCTCAACGATTACACTTTTGAAAAAAAATGTAGAATTAAAGAAAGAGGATACAAATACAAAGAACACAACCTCCCTATAGAGATAGGTAAGTTAGCGTTCTTCCATGGTGCTTTTGCAACTACATATCATGCAAAGAAACACCTGGAAACATATGGTGAGAATGTGATATATGGACATACTCACGATATACAAAGACATACATTGACTAAGCTTAATGGCAACATTGGTGCTTGGTCAATGGGTTGTCTTAAAAAAATGGACCATGAAAATAACAGATGGTTGAAAGGTAGATTACATAATTGGGGTCATGCTTTTGCTATTATAGATTGGTTTGATAATGGAGAATTTAAAGTTGAAGTCGTTGAAATAATTGATGGCAAAACAACAGTGTGGGGAGAGTTGATAGATGGTACCAAGTAAAATGTCAGGTACTAGTATTAATAATTCTAGAAGATTATACAACTTAAAGAAAAAAAAGAAGAAGAAAAAAAATGCCAAAAAGAAGTATAAACGTAAATAATTTTAGTGGAGGATTAAATAATAACACTAACTCAAGGGATATAGCAGATAATCAATTTCAAGTTTTAAATGGATTTGATAATGAAGTACCTGGTAAGTTAAAATTATTTGGTAGTATAGCTAATTATGAACCTGCTAGTGGTTCTAACTATAGTGAAACACATAGTGCTTTTAATTATGGTAATGGTTTATTACATCTTTCATTAGATAGAGATATTGACAATGCAGGAACTATAGCAACAAGTGAATTGGTTTTAATTAATGATGTAAATGCACAGAATATAGATTTTTACAATTTAACTGATGGTGATAAAGATACTGGTTTATTTAGTTATGGTTCTACTGCATCACCTATTAATTCATTTATTGTAGATGGTCAAATAAGATTATCTGCTACATCTACAACAGCAACAAACAATATTCCTAAATGGTATGGATATATAAGTAAAACATATAATTTAGGTAATACAGATGGAAGTTTAGCTACTGGTGATGGTGTTAGTGACAGTGATGATGAAATAGCAAAAGCATATAATAGTTATTTTTCTGCAGATTCATATATAGCACCATTATTATTAGCAACTGATGGATATGCTTATGATGTAAAAGATAATTCTTCTACATTTTTAAGTAAACAAACATTAGCACAAACAGAAATTGTATTAAATCCTAGTTTAACATATCCTAATGATGTGACTGGTCAAACAATAGATGGCGGTACTCCAGATGATAGAGCAGGTTTACATGGAATATTAAACGATAATACTAGTGCTATTGCTAATGGTTATGGTGGTTTTGCAGCATATGCTTGGTTTAATGATGACGCTTCACAAGAAGGTGATGTTCAAGAAGGAAATAAACGTTCTAATATACCTGTTTATTCAATAAAATTTAATACAACTTATGCTTTATTTGCTTCTAATGTATATGATAATCAAGAATCTTATCCTGTATATATAGGAGATATTAAGCAACCAGATAGTGGTGTATTTGGAGCAGGAACTTCTAATATTTTTAAACGACCTGCATATTTTTTATTAGCAGGAAGGATGCCAGAAAAACCTAGACAATCTGGTATTAACATTTATTGGGCATTAAAGGAAGATAATTCTTTTAGTCAAAAATATTTATTTGCAGAAGTAAATTTTGAAAAAGGCATACGATATGGTGGTGAATCAAATTACACAGGATTTGGAGATTTTACATCAACACGTAAATATTACATACATCCTGACAATAATAATTCAGATATTATGAATGCTAAAGTAATTTACTCTTTATCTCAAAACGAGCCATATTTGAATTTAAATCAATCAGCTGTGGGTAGACAAGGCACAAGCTTTAAAACGTCTACAATAGCTAATAGAAGAGCTTATATAGGCAATGTAGCATTATATGATGGTATAACAAGAGAAGTTAAGAGTGATACTATACTTAAATCAGATGTAAATAAATTTGATACATTTAGAACTGATAATTTTATAGATGTAGAAATAAACGATGGTGATGAAATTATAGCATTAGAAACACTTAATAATCAGTTATTACAATTTAAAAGAAATACTTTATACATTATAAATATATCAAGAGATATTGAATTTTTAGAAGGAACATATGAATTTAGAGGATGTGAGAAAGAACACCATGTCGTAAGAGGTGAAGGATTTATAGCTTGGTTTAATAAATCATCTGTATTTTTATATGATGGTCAAAGAGTTGTTGATATTAATTTAAATGAAGTAGGACAACCAAGATTAGCTAACTGGAGAACTTCTTATTATGAAGATAATGCTGTTATAGGATATCATCCTGATAAAAAATCATTATTTATATTTAATAGTACAGATAATATTTTGTTGCAATATGATATAAAATCTCAATCATGGAGTTCTACCCCATTAACAATAGGTACTATATCTAATATTATTACTAACAATGCTGGTGAAATGTTGTTTTTAGATAATCAAAGTAATACAAGTGTTCTTAAAAAATGGAGCACAACACCTGTTGCATTTGATATAAATGATGAAGGAGTTTTATTGAAAACAAAAGAATTTGATTTTGGTAATCCAGATACAAAGAAAAATATAAATACTATTTATGTTAATTATAAACAACCTACTGATGACCATGTACAAATACAAGGGATAGCAGATGGTGGTTCTGTAGTAGATATAGGAGTATTAAATGCTGCATCATCATTTACAACTCAAAAAATTACAATGCCATCTGGTTTTAAAGGTATAAAATCGTTTACATTATTAGTGAGTCAAAATACAAATGATGCAATACATAAAGATTTTGAAATAAATGATATACAAATTGTTTATAGAGAGTTGGTAAAAAGATGATACTTAAAAATATAGAAAAATTAAAATCATATCGTGAAGCTCAACAGCAGTATGCTACCCCTACACAAGAAAGAAACAATATACCTAGTAACAATGAAGGAGCGCCAGGGGATACAGTGATTGTTAATCAAGAAGGTTCTAAATCTATATATGTAAAAACACAAGATGAGTGGTATAATATTTCATTACAAAGACAATCTGACTCTATAAACATAGCTTCTTCTACTATTACAACAGTTACAGAAACTACTGGTACTCCAGATGTGTCTATATCTTCATCATTAATTGGTAATAAAGTAGTTGAATTAGTATTTAATGTTGCTAATGAAAATTCTTTTGTTATTAAAAGA